TTTAACGGGAACTTATGTCAAATCATTTCATTCAGTAATAATGCAACCTTCAAGTGTTAAAGCATCTATGATGAATAGTAATAATAAAAGAATACACCATTCTATTAGTTGGAAAAATACAACCCCAATGATAGTTAGCCAAGCATATAAAAAATAAATTTTGTTTATATCCAAATATTTAATATAGTTTTGCTTTATGACCGCAAATGAATTAACCAAAGAAGCTATCCATACCCTAAATAAAAACGGGTGCTTTGTATGGCGCAATAACAACCTTGCAGTTAGAGGTCGCACCTTCATAGGTTTAAAAGGAGTTCCAGATGTTGTAGGCTTCCACACACAAACAGGAGTAGCGGTTTATTGCGAAACAAAAGCAATTGGAGATAAACTTAGCAGCTACCAAATAGCATTCTTAAACTTAGCAAAAACGGCAAATTGTTTTTGTTACATAGCAACCGAAGAGAACGGCAAACTAACCCTAAAAGAATATGAACAAGAATAGCATCATATTAGAACTTTGGGAAAGCCGAGAACTTAAGGAAGCAATAGACAAAATGCAGCCTGAAGATTTACGAGACGATTTAAGAAGCGAACTATTCAAGGTGCTATGTGAAATGGACGAAGAGCGTTTAATAGATATGCGCACCCGTAACGTATTAAAGTTCTACTTGGTTAGGACTATGATTAATATGATGCAAAGTAATACGAGCCAATTTTACCGCACATACCGCAAACCTTTAGAAGTTGAATTGATTGTTCACGACAGAGACGAAGATTTACTTAATAAAGTAGAAGACGAACTATCAAAGATGCACTGGTACAAAGCTGAACTATTACGAGTGTATGCTATTAAGCATAACTGCAACGCTAAAGAACTAAGCAGGGTTACAGGTATTCCGTATATGTCAATACATAGGGAACTAAAACTAACTAAACGAGAACTTAAAAAACAACTACGCAAATGATAATTATAGCAGCAATATGCTTTGCAATATTCTTTGTAGAGATACACCAATTTCATAGGAAGTGGAAATTAGATTTTAAGCCTTTTAGTTGCACGAGTTGTTTAGCAGCTTGGAGCGGTTTAGCCTTATATTTACTTCCTGCAATATGTACCGATGTTATTGCGTTTGTATTTATACCAGGACTGTTAGCACCTTTACTTTCAAAACTAATGTGGAACTTATGGAAATAGAACACCGCAACTTTTTAGATAACCACGTTGGTAATTGGCATACAGTACAAAATGGCTATGTGCGTAATATTGACTTAGACATCTTAAAAATGTATGAGCATATATACCGCAAGTATATGAGTCCAGATTTTATACTAACAGTATGGTGCGGTAATTGTATATTCGATATGATTAAGCGCCTTTACACTTGGTACGAAGAGCAACCTAAACCTAAAAATAAAAAAAAGAATGGCTAACTTTATCCACCCTACCGCTATCATTGGCGATAACGTAATTATCGGAGATGGCAACTACATTGGTGCTTATTGTATTATAGGCGACAAAGCCGAGCATAAAAAGTTCTGGCAAAAAGAAAAAGGCAAAGTATACATAGGCGATAACAATGTTATTACAGGACTTGTAACAATAGACGCAGGAACTGAGATAGACACCTTTATTGGTAATAATTGTTTCATTATGAAACACGCACACATAGGACACGATTGCACAATTTTAGACAATGTTACTATAAGTTGCGGAGCAAAAATAGGTGGGCATTCTATTGTAGACAAGGGTGCTAATATAGGACTAAACGCAGTATTACACCAGTTTGCAAACGTAGGAGAGAATTGTATGATTGGCGCAAGTGCCTTTGTAAAAGGAGATGCAAAACCAAATACTAAATACGCAGGAGTTCCCGCACGAGAAATCGGCTCAAATATAAGATAATGAAAGTAGCTATTTTATTACTTACTCTTAATAGGCACGATTTAACGCAGCGTGTAATTAACCAAAACTTTTTTAACTCTGGTTATAATGCGGACTGCTTCTTAATAGATAACGGAAGCGACACGCACGAAAACTTTAACTATCCATTTGCAGGTTATGACTTATCTAAAGAAAAACGAGGGATAGCTTCAGGAGTAAATGCAGGACTTAGGCTTACTGCTAATTACGATGCGGTTTGTTTATTAGCCAATGATATATTACTTCCTGATAATTGGTTGTCAAATTGGGTTATGTTTTCTCAACGTGTGTCAAAAACTGGCATTATTGGAATACATTGTGTAGAAGCATTACCACCAATAGTAGACGGAGTACATAAAACACATACACCCTTTGGCGATAACTTTATTACTCGTGAACTTATAGATGCAGTTGGCGGTTACAATGAAGCTTATGACCCTTACGGAATGCAAGACAGAGATTACGGGGAACGTGCAACTATATCAGGATTTACTAATTACTACCTACCAGATATGCGCTCAGAACATATAGGACACGATGTAGGCAACGGCACGGAATATCGTAGAATGAAAGACGAAAGCTTGGCACGGGCGCAAAGCGTATGGGATAAATACCAAGACATATATCACAACCAAAAGAATATAAGATGCGAATACTTTGTATAACTTCTGCCAACTCGGGAGTAGGACTGCACCGAATAATGATGCCGATAGTACATTTAGAAAAGGAGTACGCACTTATTACCGATGTACTTAATGACGAACTATTGGAGCAAGGGTGGGATATTGTGCTTATGAATAGAATGCTTAACGAGATTGATGCAAAGCAAATGGACACTTGGCGAACCAAGTACGGCTTTAAGTTAGTAGTCGATAATGACGATTACTGGGAACTTAGCGAAACGCATCTATTGTATTACCGATACAAGTACAATAACATAGGCAAACAGATTACCGATTACTTAGAGATTGCAGACCTATGCACCTGCACACACGAAAGGTTAGCAAGTGAGATAACTAAATACAATAAGAACGTTCACATATTACCTAACGCATTACCTTACGGACAAGAGCAGTTCCAAGATAACAAGACAGAAGATTACAAAGTAAGATTGTTCTGGAGCGGTAGCGGAACGCACGAGCGAGATTTAGAAATACTTAGGCAGCCTTTCAAAAGGTTACAAGGTATGAACATAAGAACTGTAATAGCAGGTTACAATGACGGGGAAAAACCTATATGGGATAAAATGATAGATGCCTTCACTTGCGGACTAAAGCTTAACCCTACGATTTATAACTACGCAAAGGTTACTGAATATATGGGAGCATATACGGATAGCGATATTTCAGTTATCCCATTAGTAGATAACAAGTTTAACGCTATGAAGTCAAACTTAAAGGTATTAGAAACGGCTGCTAAAAAGAACCCTGCCATAGTTAGCCACGTCAATCCTTACTTAGATATGCCAGTTCACTATGTAAAAAGCCAAAAGGATTGGAACATACACATAAGGAATTTAGTTAACGATGCGGATATGCGAAAGGAAAGCGGAGAGAAGCTTTTTGAGTTCTGCCAAAAGAAGTATAACTTTGACGAGATAAATTTAGACCGAAAGTATATTTATAGTAAACTATGCCAGTAACACAATGCAGTTCAGGAAAATGGAAAATCGGACAAGGCGGTTGCGTGTACGATACCGAGGAAAAAGCTATGAAGGTTTGGAAGGCTATTCTTGCAGGTGGCAAGTTTGCCGAAAGCTATACCGACTATCCTGAGTCAGCTACTAATAACGCAAAACGGGCAATAGAATGGGCAGAAAAAAATGGTTGGGGTTCTTGTGGCGAAGCAACAGGCAAAGCAAGGGCAAGACAGTTGGCAAATCGTGAGCCGATTAGTAGAGACACGATTGCCCGTATGGCAGCGTTCAAAAGACATCAACAACATAAAGACGTACCTTATAGTGAAGGTTGTGGCGGTCTTATGTGGGATTGCTGGGGCGGTACGAGCGGAGTTGAGTGGGCGATTAACAAATTAAAAGAAATAGACAATAAATAATTTGCATAGTTAAATTTTTTAATCAATTAATTATTAATCAACGAAGAAATTTAATGGGGAAACTATGCAGAAACACACGCTAAATTATTTGCAGGGGATGGGTTATAAAACAACGGACTTTATCCCCTGTGAAGTGTGTGGCGCACAGGCAGTAGATATAGCACATATAATTGCAAGGTCAAAGTTTGGTAGCAAGAGAAAAGAGGAGCAAGACCATATTACCAATTTATGCGCAATGTGTCGAAACTGTCATTACGATTATGACTTTAAGAATAGGTGGACTAAGGAAGAGATAATAGAAATACACTTAAAAAATATACCCAATGGCAAAAGGTAACGAGAACAAGAACAAAATTCAATTTGGCAAAAGGAAGCGAGGTTCTGCAAAGAAGTCCTTTAACAAGCATACGCCAAGAGAAAAAGCTTATAGAGGACAAGGTAGATGAGAAAACTAAACGCTATATGGCTTCTCCTTACGCACAAAGCTTACTTCCTTGCGGTATGTAAGACGGGTAAAAACGGAGACGATATGACCACGATAGGACACTATACCTATGCAATGGCAGAAACTTTGATTAACAAACACATAGCAGACGTAGATACTTACCTCGACCAAGAGGACGCAATAGACGAAGCTAACGACATAATTAACGGCATACTATGATAATACTATCAAGCCAAGTAGAGAGCATAGCCTCACGCAAAGACAAAACAATCAAGCTAACTTTAGCAACCCAGGAATTAAGTCCTAAAGATGCAGCTAACCTATTCCAACTTAACCAACAATTTTGCTACTTAGCAATCAAAGAAGAGCCGTTTAGTAAAGAAGAGCAAGACATTGTAGAAAACCTAAAGGCTGACCCTGACACGTTTAAAACACCAAGTCAAAGATTAAGGGGCATCTTATACAAGACATACGAACAAGACAACGAAGGTTACAAAGATTTTAACACATATTACCTATCCGTTATGGACAGGATATGTCAGCACTATAAAACAAAAATAGATGGGTAGGCATAAAGCAATAGAAACGCCAGAGTTAATGCTTCAATACTTTACCGAGTATTGCGAGTATTGTAAAAGCAATCCAATTAAAGTACACGATTTCGTAGGTAAAGACGGAGACGAAGTTTACAGATTAAGAGAGCGACCTTTGACAATAGAAGGCTTTGAGAACTATTGTTATAATCAAGGAGTTATCAGCGATTTAGGAAGATACTTTTCTAATCACGATAATGCCTACGAAGATTTTCGTACCATCTGTTCGCGTATTAGGAAAACAATTAGGCAAGACCAAATCGAAGGGGGTATGGCAGGTGTTTACAATCCAAGTATAACACAAAGATTGAATAGCTTAGTAGAGAAGTCCGAAAACAAACACGAAGTAAGTGAGATTAAAATAACCTACGATAGATAATGCAGACAGTAGGCTTGAAATTACATAACCCACACCCAGCGCAAAAGCAAGTACTTGATTGCGATAAAAGGTTTATTGTAATGATGGCAGGTAGAAGATTTGGTAAGTCCTTGATTAGCCAAACCATAAGCATAGAAACTGCGGTTAATAAAAAACGTGTAGCTTACATTACACCTACTTACCAATTAGGCAAGATATTCTTTAAGGAAATAGTTGATTTATTACCATTAGAGATATACTCTAAAAACGAAAGCGACCTGGTTATTACATTCATAACGGGTGGCAGCATACGCTTTTTTACTGGCGAAAGGTTGGACAATCTTAGAGGGTTAAAGTTTCACTTAGCCGTAATAGACGAGGCTTCCTTTATACCTAACCTTGAAGATGGGTGGCTCAACTCGATAAGACCTACCTTAACGGACTACAAAGGGAAAGCAATATTCTTAAGCACCCCTAAAGGTAAAAACTACTTCTTTAGTTTGTTTAGCAAAGCCGAACCCGATTGGCAAAGCTTTAAATTCACAACATACGATAACCCTTACATAGACCCACAGGAGATAGACGATGCCCGTAGGCAATTACCCGAGGTTGTATTCGAGCAAGAGTATATGGCAAACCCTGCCGAGAACGCAGCAAACCCATTCGGCAGCCAATACATTCGTAATTGTATACACCCAGTAACAACAATGCCCGTAGTAGCTTATGGGATTGACTTAGCTAAGTCAGTCGATTGGACTGTAATAGTAGGCTTAGACGAAGACGGAAACGTGGCTTATTTTGACCGCTTCCAAATGGATTGGCATAATACCAAGCAAACTATACTTAGGCTGCCTAAATGCCCTATCCTTGTCGATAGTACGGGGGTTGGCGACCCGATACTCGAAGACCTACAAAGAGAAGGGGTAATGATACAAGGCTTAAAGTTTACAAGTTCAAGTAAGCAACAACTAATGGAAGGACTACAAGCTGCCATACATCAAGGGAAGATAGGCTATCCTGAAGGGATAATAAGCCAGGAGTTAGAAGTATTTGAATATCAATACACGGCAACGGGGGTAAAGTACTCAGCACCTTCAGGCTTTCACGATGACGCAGTAATGGCTTTGGCTTTGGCTTGGCAAAACTTCAGCCTTAAGCGTGGCACTGGTAGATACGCCTTCCTATAATTGCAACAAGGTTACAAAAATAAATTTAAGAAATATTTGGTGGATTGTGAAAAACTTGTATATTTGGTTATTATTTAATCAAAACACAAACACAATGGAACAATTAAGAGATTTTGAAATTTACTACAAAACCGAATTTGGTATTGGTTTATTTCACTTAAAAGCACTTTCTTTTAATGATGCATTCAAAAGATTAAAAGAAAAATACAAAAGAACGCTTATTGAAATTCATAGCGTAGAATTAAACGAAACACTTTACAGAGAGCATTTTATATTTTAACCACAAAACCAAACACAATGAAAAAAGAAACCGCACAATTATTAGCCGTATTTTTAGTAGCTTGTTACCTTATTGGACAATTACAAGACTTCTACTCAAAATGATTTACGCTATCTGCCTTCTGCTAATTGCAACAGGTTTTGTAATGGCAGCTTTAACTGACTACACAATTAAACACAATGACTCAAAGCACAAAAGATTACATAGACAAATATTACGCAAGTGAGCCGATTAGCATTATGATGACTAATATCGATGCGACTTACTTAGAGATACTTACCTACTGCAACGAGAATGGTTACGAACCTGCAAAGCGTAGATTAAGAAGACCAGAACATAAGTCAGAAATCGGCTTTTTTGACATTGAGAATTACAAACCCGAAACAATATAATCAAATGGAACTACAACAAATCTTTGAAACAACAAAAGAACAAAGGACTGAGTTTACCTACCAATTAATTGAACGTTTAAACGCAGGGGAACTTGACCCGTTAAAAACACATCTACAAGTAAAAGCCTTAGAGGATATGCTTGAAACCCTAAAAACAAATAAGGACTATAAAGATGCCGTATTACAAGCAGCCGTACTAAATGGTAAGGACTTTGAATATATGAGCGCAAAGTTCAACATTAGAGAAGTAGGGGTTAAGTACGACTTTAGCAAATGTGAAAGTCCTGCTTACGAGGAAATATTGAACGAGTATAATAGTGCAGCTAAAGCCAAAAAGGATATGGAAGAGTTCTTAAAGAAAGTTCCGCATCAAGGACTTGACATTATTAACGGAGTTACTGGCGAGGTTACAAAAGTTTACCCACCTGCTAAGAGTAGCACAACAAGTGTAGCCGTATCATTAAAGTAATAAAAATATTGTACTTCTTTGCAATTTGCTTACCTTTGGCAGCGTTATGCTACATAGGTGGGCATCTTGCTTATGAGATAATGCTAAAACTAAGGAAATGACACCTAAAGAAAAGGCGGATAAATTATGTATTGATTTTTTAATGAAGCCTAATAATACAGATATTAGGTTTGGTATGGATAAGCAATTAGCTAAACAATGCGCCTTAATAGCAGTAGACGAAATAATCGCTTCTAACCCTATTGCGTTTGACGAAGATGATAATTGCATAGCTAAACAATGGTGGCAAGAAGTTAAAACTGAAATAGAATTATTATGAGTTGGAATAAAATATCGGTATGGCAATACCAACAAATGCACCCTATTATTACAAACCCACCAGAACACTTAACTGAGTTTGAATTAGAATGCAAGTTAGTAGGCATAGTCAATAACCTTACGGACAATCAAGTTCTTAACCTACCTAAAGACAAGCTAAATAAATATAGGTCGGAGATAATATTCCTTAAAGATAACTACGAAGGTACACCCGTAAATAGAGTAAAAGCCAATGGCAGAACGTATAGGTTTATACAAGATGC